TGGGTTTTTTTGATTGATCCGACAACAAACAGGTTTTGAGATATGGCAGACCTAACAATTTCACCGGCAAGCGTCGGCGTAAACGTAGCGAATCCAACAATCACCGTCGTTCAGGTTGGCGAAGCGGTCACGCAAGGTCAGCCGGTTTATTTGAAATTGAGCGATCAGAAATATTGGAAAGCAAACGCGACGAATTCCGATTTGGCAAACGTTTATGGAATACCGTTGACGGCGGGCGCGGCGGACGATTTCGTTGTTCTGATTCGCGGCGGTAACATGGATTTGGGAGCAACGTTGACCGTCGGTGAAACTTACGTCGTTTCGTCGACGTCGGGCGGGATTGCACCGATCGGAGATTTGGTTTCGACGAACTATGTTTCAATTCTTGGAATTGCGACGGCGTCGGACAATTTGAATTTGTCGATCAATGTTTCGGGAATCCAAAAAGCGTAGCGATTCGATCAAATGGCGAAGCGTTGGGAATTAAACGAAGATCAAAGGGCGATCATCGTTGAGCGATTGATGGGGATTGTGTCGGACGGTTCGTCGTCGAATGACGACGTGATGAAAGCCGCCCGCGTTTTAATCACAGCGGAAAACCAAAACCGAGTCGATGAACAAAATGGAAGCATTGACGAACAACGAAGTCGAATTGTTGAAATCGTTGAGCGAATCCGAAGTCGAGCAATTGGCGTCGATTCTACAAATCAAGAAATCGAACGCATCGACGAAAAATGAATCGTCGAAAATCGGGCATCGTGAAAACGCGAAGCGGTGGGCGAAAAAACAATCGTTGTCGGCTCAGGAAATCGGTTCGCCGCCGGAATTAGTCGGAGAATTCGTCGAGTTGCGGGAACGTTCCGACGCGTCGTTGTTGGAACATTTGCGGATTTGTTATCCGAACGCGTTCCCAATGGAATTTTCGCCGGATCATTTGAATTTGATCGAGCAATTGGAGCAGGCGGCAACCGTCGGATTGTTGAAAGCGGTCGCGATGCCGCGTGGATCCGGCAAAACAACAATCATGTTGCGTTGTATTTTGTGGGCGTTATTGACCGCAAACAGGCGGTTCGGCGTTTTGGTCGCGGCGACGGCGCAAGCGGCAACCGGTTTGTTGGATTCCGCAAAATCGGAGTTGTTATACAACGAACAGTTGGCGGCAATTTATCCGGCGGAAACGTGGTCGTTCCGATGTTTGAACGGCGAAGCAAGGTTGGCGACCGGTCAGCGGTACAACGGCGAAAAAACGTCGGTCGAATGGAAACAGGATCGAATCAGGTTTGGCGTCATCGACGAAAGCGTTTCCAGCGGCGCGGTTTTGTCAGTCGTTGGTTTGACCGGAAACATTCGAGGACAGCAAACGACGTTGCCGGACGGAACAATCATTCGACCGGACATTGTTGGAATCGACGATCCGCAAACGAAAGAGTCGGCAAAGTCGCCGTCGCAATGCAAAGATCGTTTCGCGTTGATGGTCGGCGATGTTTTGGGAATGGCAGCACCACAACAAACAATCGCGGGCGTTTGCACCGGAACGGTCATTTACAAAAACGATTTGATCGACCGTTTGTTAGATCGTACACAATCGCCGGTTTGGAAGGGTTCGCGTTGTCAAATGGTTTACGATTGGGGATCCGGCGGAGAATTGTGGTCGAAGTATCAATCGAAGTTTGAAAGCGAATTGGCGGACGGTGGTACGGGCGAAATTGCGGCGGAATTCGTTCGCGAAAATTTCGAGGCAATGCACGAAGGATCGAAAGTCGGTTGGGAACAACGACATTCAAAAAATGAATTGTCCGCGTTGCATCACGCATGGAATTTGAGGATCCGCGACGAAGAAACATTTTTTGCAGAGTATCAAAACGAACCGTTGGGCGAAGCGATCGAAACGCCGTTCGAAGTCGATCCGGTGGAAATGATGAAACGAACAAACGGGTTCGAACGAAACGCAATTCCGCCCGATTGTTCGAAGTTGGTCGCGTTCGTCGACGTGCAATTGGACGTTTTGTTTTATTGCGTCACCGCATGGGAAATAGGCGGTCGTTGCCATGTTATTGATTACGGAACGTTTCCCGATCAGCGGCGGTTGTATTTCAACAAACGGCAATTAGCGACGACGTTGAGGAAGGCGACAAAACAAAAAGATTCGTTGTCGGCAATATACGCGGGGTTGGCTCAGTTGATCGGCAAATTGTCGGCAACCGAATACGTCAAAACGTTGGCGGGGAACCGTCAGCAAATTCACCGAATCGACCGGTTCGGCGTCGACGCCGGTTGGGGTCAGGCAACGGAAACGATTCGGCGGTTTTGTTTGCAATCAAACGTGATGGGAAAAATTCATCCGACGCATGGTCATTTTATCGGTGCGGATTCTCGACCGTGGCATTTGTGGAAACATTCGAAGTCGGATTTGTTGGGTCGTCGTTGCAAAATGTCGCCGCCGCCCGCCGGTCAACGTGGCGTTGGTTCATTGATCGTCGACACGAATTTTTGGAAGTCATTTGCGGCGGAACGGTTGGTTTGTCAACCGTCGTCGCCAAAATCAATTTTGTTGTTTGAAGGGACAAAGGGAACGCATCGAATGTTTGCCGATCATTGTTCGTCGGAGGAACCCGAAGTTGTGACGGGCAAAATTGGAAACAAGGTCGTCGAATGGAAGCAACGCAAATCGAACATCGACAACGATTTTTTCGATTGTTTGGTCGGTTGTTGTGTCATTGGTTCAATCGAAGGGGTCGCGGATGAATTCCAGCAACAAACAAAAACGAAATCCGAAACGAGGGTTCAACGAAAGCAGCGGCGAAAATATGGCGTTAGAAAAATCGAAAAATGATTCGCGAGTGAAACGGAAGTCAAAACCAAAGGTCGACAAATCATCGCCGGTGGTCGTCGCACACAATCCGGTTCGTTGTCCGAATTGCGGATCGACCGAACGTTCGGCATTTCAAAACGTCGTTACGCGTCGAATCGACGGAGTCGCCGACGGAATGGTTTTCGACCATGTTGTTTGGAAACGGTGCGGTTGCAAAACGTGCGGTCAAAAATTGGTTGTGAAATATTACGAAAACCGCGTGTCACGGTGAAACAGTCGACGCGTTTGTTGAATCCAGCGTTTGCGTCGATACGTTGGGGGAATGGCAACAAACGAACAAATCAAACAGCGAATCGACGACATTGACGAATTGTTAGCGTCGGGCGTTACAAGCGTTTCGACCGATGGAACGTCAACGTCGATCGACGTTAATTCATTGCGAAAGGAACGCGCGGATTTGAACCGGCGTTTGATTTCGTCATCCCGTCCGTTGAACATGAATTGGAATCTCGGCGGGGTTCGCAAATGATCCGCAATTTTGCAAAAAGGGCGGTTTCGGCGTTCGGGTACGACATTGTTGAACCGAATCGTCAACGCAAACAAATTGTCAATCGGATCGGTCGCGAAGATTATCAACTAAGGGGTTCGAAACATCGTCAGGCGCAAGCGTCAGCGGCGGAGTTGCAGCGGAACCTATCGTTAGTCGGTTGGATGATTCGTCGGCATTTGGACTATGTTTCGACGTTCAAATTCCGTTCGCGAACCGGTGACAAGTCGCTCGACAAATACATTGAAGCATTGATGGTCGAGGACAACCGACCGAACAATTGCGACGCGTCGGGGAAATTCACACGCGAAAAAATGTTTCGTTTGGCGGAAATGCGTCGAGTTTTGGACGGCGATGTTTTTCTAGTCAAATTGCAGAACGGAACGATTCAAGGGATTCAAGCGGATTTGGTCAGGGATCCGCCGAACATGGAACCCGACGGAAATGAAACGTGGATCAATGGAATCAGCGTCAACAATGTTGGACGACCGAAGCGTTTCGGAATGTGGAAGCGTATCGGGTATTCGGACGTTGAATTTTTGCGTTCCGTTCGTGCGTCGAACGTCATTCAATATGGGTTTTATGATCGTTTCGGAACGGATCAGGTGCGGGGCGTGTCGCCGTTGATTTCCGCGCTTGCGCCGATGCAGGACGTTTATGAAAATTTTTCTTACGCGTTAGCAAAAGCGAAGGTTTCGCAATTGTTTGCGGTTTCGTTTTATCGTGAAGCGTCGGGGCAATTAGGCGAATTGACCGCGTCGTACGGAACCCAAGTCGATCAGGACGGCGACGAATTAGCACAACCGACACAATACGACGTGAATTTTGGTGACAACCCACAAGTGTTCGATTTGGACGCGGGCGATCGTGCGGAATTTTTGGAATCAAAAACGCCGTCCGGCGAATTTCAAAATTTCACACAATTGGTCATTCAGGTTGCGTTGAAAGCGTTGGACATTCCGTTTTCGTTTTACGACGAATCGTTCACGAATTTTCACGGAAGTCGTCAAGCGGGTTTGAACTACAACAAATCAGCGCAAGACAAACGCGACGATCAAATTGAAATGCGGCGTCAATATACCGTTTGGAAATATTCGCAATGGATTGCGGCGGGATTGTTGCCGCCGATTTCAATAAACGAATTGCCGTTCGAATGGGTTCCGACCGGTTTCCCGTGGTGGGATCCGGCAAAGGAAATCAAAGGAAACGTCGACGCAATCGCGGCGGGAATCGACACGCCGCAAAGAATTTGTCGAATGACGGGAACGGACTATTACGAAAACATCGACGACATTTCGGAGGCGATCAGGTACGCGAAAGAACGCGGCGTCGACGTTAGTTTCACGGTCGCCGATGAATCGGGTTCCAGCATCGAGGAAACATCGGGCGACGATCAGGTTGAACCCGTCGGGAACGGAACGCGACAACAAACAGGTGACGAAAATGAGTGAATACAAAACGGAAGTCGCGCCCGCGTTTACACGTTTTGACCGGTCAAGTTCGGTTGAGGCGTTCCAGTATCAAGAGGGCGGGAAGTATGACGCCGGAATGATCGAAAACGTTTCGGTCATCACACGGGGCGAGGCGTTGGGTCACGATGCGTGGATTGACGCACCGTTTTTGAATCAGGTCGCGGAAGCAATCAACGAATCGGAAAACGGGATCAAAGCAAGGTTCACGCATCCGTCAATGAGTTCGGACGGATTGGGAAAATTGTTGGGTCGCGTGATGAACGCACGAGTCGAAGGTGACAAGGTGTTAGCGGATTTGCATTTCGCAACGTCAGCAACCAAAACGCCGGACGGAAATTTGGTCGAGTACGTTCGACTACTAATTGACGAAGATTCCGACGCCGCGGGTTTGTCGATCGTGTTTGAACACGACGAAAAAGCGGAACGCGATTTCCATTTGCAGAACGGCGCGGAACCGAACGATTCAATTTTCGAACCCGATGATTTGGATTTGTCCGGTTTCAAATCGCCCGACGAAATGAACGTCGAAAACATTCCGCATGTTCGATTATCAAAATTGAGGGCGGCGGATTTAGTCGATGAACCCGCAGCAAATCCCGACGGAATCTATTCGGCGTCGTCGTTGCCGGTCGACGCGGATAAGTTTTTGCGATTCATGGTCGGAGAACAAATCAAAAAGCCGGACGCGTTGTTCGGCGTCGACGCGGAAAGAGCGTCGGAGTTTTTCCAGCGTTGGTTGCGTTCCAACGGTTATTCACTAGCGAAAGGTTCAGCAATGGAACCCGAAGAAAAAGCAACCGAAAACGTTGACGACGATTCGGTTGAATATTGCGAAACGTGCGGTTCGGCGTTGGCGGAGGAATCCGACGACGAACAACCGAACGACGTTTCCGAAAATCAACCCGAAGGTGATTCGGATGAACAACCCGAAGGTGATTCGGAACAGCAACCCGAAAGCGAAAGCGAATCGGAAAGCGACGACGAACAATCAAAGGTTTCGTCGGAATCACGTTCGTTTTCAAAATCCGATTTCGTCGCGGAATTGAAGAAATACACGGACGCGTTCGGAATCGAACAGGGTCAAAAATGGTTTGAATCAGGCGTTTCGTTTTCCGAAGGATTCGAACGTTTGTCGAAAAGTTTAGGCGAAGAAAAAGAGCAATTGCAAAAACGCGTTTCCGAATTGGAAGCGACGTTGTCCGCAATTGAGTTTGGCGAACGCGACGGTTTGGGAATCGGTGTCAGTGATGATTCGATCAAAAAACCAATGACGTTCGCACAATTCACACGTTCGCAAAAAAACTAATTTCAACGCGTCAACAAACATCACAAATTTTGAGGGATTGAGAAAATGGCAAATTCATTCGTTACCGCCGCCGACCTACTACAACTAGCGGACGGCAATATTTCCGACATTCAGGTTTCCGATTTGCTTGAAGAAACCCCACTTCTCAAAGCAATGTCGTCGATCGTCGCGTCGAATTCGACGTCGCACGAATGGTTGAAGAAAACCGCCGCACCCGCCGCCGGTTTCCGCGCGATCAATGACGGTGTTGAGAATACCAAAGCGACGTACACAAAAATCACGCAAGCGTTGAAATTGTTTGACGCCGGTTTTGATATTGATATGGGTTTACTCAAAGCCGAAGGCGGCGAAGCGTTGAAGCGTCGCGAAGCGATTGACCATTTGATTGCGGCGTTTGTCGGGATGGAATCGCAAATCATTTACGGAACGGATTCCGACGCCGTCGGATTCAACGGTTTCGCCGATTTGTCATCCGTTGACGCCGTCGCCGACGAAATGGTTGTCGATGCCGGTGGGACAACCGCATCGACCGCGTCGAGCGTTTGGGCGATTCGTTTAGGTGAATCCGCCGTTTCCGCCGTTTACGGTTTGGGCGGTCAAATTGAAATCGGGCAAGAGTATAGCGTTCTTCGATCCGGTAGCGTTACCGGAAGTTATGACGCAATGCGGACGCCGATTTTGTTCTACGGCGGATTGCAAGTCGCAACCAATTACGATTTGGGACGGATTGCAAACGTAACAGAGGACGCCGGAAAAGGTTTGACCGACGATTTGCTGTCCGAATTGATCGGCAAGTTTCCCGCCGGACGTGCGCCGAGTGTCATTGCAATGTCACGGCGTTCACTACGTCAATTGCAGCAATCGCGAACCGCAACAAATCCGACCGGTGCGCCCGCACCGTTTCCGAGTGATGCGTTCGGGATCCAATTGATTGCAACGGATCAAATCAGCGATACCGAAGCAATTTTGACCTAGTCAAAAGGTTGACCGATGAACGGATTGTTCAAAACGAATTTGCAATTGCACGCCAGAACGTTAATGCGAGCAAACGGCGAATCGGTTTCGTATTTTTCGGGATCGAACGTCGTTCGTGTTCAATCCGTTCGCGGTCAATCGACGTGGGAAGAAATGACGGCAACCGAAACCGTCGTCACCATGAAAACAGTCGATTTTTTGTTTGACGTGTCGACGTTCCGTTGGTCGGACGGCGAACCCGTTAAACCGATGAAAGGCGATTTCATTGTTGATGATTCCGGTTCCCGTTTTGAAGTTTTGAAGGGATCCGACGCGACCGTTGCGAATTGGTCGGATCCCTACAAAAAAATGATTCGGGTTCACACAACGCAAAGGTTCGAAAATTGAGTCGGGCAAGCGATTTAAGGGACGCCGTCAAAAACGAATTGTCGTCGACGTTTTCAAATGTCGTCGTCGAATCGGCGGTTGATCCGACGTTTGATTTCGAGTCGACGACGAATCGAATTTGCGTTTGGTTGGTTTCCCGACAAATCGAAGCGTTGCAAGGCGCATCACGTCGACGCGTCAGCGTGAATATTACGTTTGTCGGTCACGGGTCGTTGTCGCAAGCAATCACGGAGTCATCACGTCGGGTTGAATCGTTAGCGGTCGCCGATGCGTTTGATGGAATTATCGAAACAGCGATCGGATTGTTTTCACCGAACGGAACATTTTTTCGCGGTGTGCATTGCGGTCATCGTTTCGAATCAATTGAACAACCGGAATTTTTCGACGTCGAATTGTGGCGTTCGTCGCAAATTTGGCAAAGTCAATTGATCGTAAATTTTTTAGACATTCTCGACGAATAAAGGTTTGGAAAAATGGCATTGACCGATTTGGTGCAAGGTGCGTTAAGCGGCAAGGATTGTTACCTATACTATAATTCGGGAACGTACGCGTCACCGACGTGGGTTGAAATCAAGCGTGCGCGAAATATCACGTTCAATCTAGGTTCGGATTTGAACGACGTTGAATTTCATGGTTCGAACAATGGTTCGCAAATCGTGGGTTATTCGCGTTGCAACGGGTCGTTTGAATACGTTCGAAAGGCGGGCGGTCAGGCGGGTGATTCCGTGTATTCGTTTCTTTACAACGCAATGATGGACGCGGAGTTCGTCGACATTTGTTGTTTGGACGGTGAAGTGACGTCGGGCAGCCATAAAGGTTGGCGCGTTTGCGTTTATCTTGGACAATTCGCACAAACGGCGAACGGTGGCGACGCGGTCGTTGAATCAATTCCGTTCGGACGTGCGGACGCGTACGACGACGCGACCGGTGCGGAAATCGAGGTCACGGAATACACGGGCGCAGCATAGAAAAACGAAAGGGCGAGCGATGCCGACAAAGTTTGTGGACAACGCGGGGAATGAATTTGTTTTGACGTTCAGTTACGGATTGTTTCGCGCAATCCGTAACGAAATCGGAATCGACGCGGCGAACCCGAACGACATTCCGAAGTTGTTGAATTCGCCGGTCGATTTAATTCAATTCGCGTTTTGTGTTTGTCGTAACAAATGCAAACAGTTGGGAATTTCCGAATCGGAATTCGAATCAAATTTGGAAGGTGAAAACACGTTGAACGATTTATCGGAGGCGGTTTTCACTGAATTGGCAAATTTTACGGAACGTTTCGGTCAAAAACTTCTGGCGACGAATTTGAGAACGGCGGCGGAAGCGATTCGCGAATTGAACACGACCGAAACGGAATAGCGGATCCCAACGAACATTGGACGAACGTGTTCACGTTGGCAGCAATCGCCAATGTCGATTGGCGTGAATTGACGTTTGCCGAATTGGTGACGGTTTCGGAAAATGTTCGTCGGGAACAATGGGATCATTCCGCGTGGATTTGTTATCAGGTCGCAAACCGATTGGATCCGAAGGGTTTGCCGTTTCACGCGTATCATCCCTATCGGGAGTCGCCGAAAATCGAACACAATCCGACGTTTGTTTTCGATGCGTTGAAACGGAAGCGGGAAAAACGAAAGGGTTCGAAATGAAAATTTCAATCGACGTCGTTTTCAAAAAACCCGATTACGCGGCGATTCGTGCGGCAAAGTTGAAAGCGAAACGAAAAGCGATGTTCGGTCAGGTTGCCTATATTCGGAAATCCGCGATGCGTTCGTTTGGTAGCAAAACGAAAAAAACATCGTCGCCGAACGAAGTTCCAAAAATCCATTCATCGCAAAAATTCAGCGTCAAAAACATTCGGTTTTGGGTTTCTTCCGATGCGTCGTACGGTTTGGTCGGCGCGGTAAAGCTCGACAAACAGCGGAAAGACGCGATTGCATCACGACCGGCGGGTTCAATACTGGAACGCGGCGGAAAGGTGAAGTTTGTTGAGGGTTTGTATCGTTTGCCGTCGGGCAAAAAGACGTGGCGACGATTGAGCAAAAAGCAGGAAGGCAAATTGTTGCGGCAGCGTTCAAAACGCGTTTCGATTGCAAAACGTCCGTTCATGGTTCCGGCGTTGATGCGATCAATTCAATCCGGCGCGATTATGTTACCGTGGAAAAATTCATTCGGGAGTTAATGGCGTGGCAAATGTTAAGGCGGGCGAAGCATACGTCGAGTTGGGCGTTCGTGACAAACTCGACGCGGGATTGAAAGCAGCGGCGGCAAAAATGAACGCCGTAGGAAAGAAATTCGCAACGTCGGGCGCAGCAATCAGCGGAGTCGGTGCGGCAATCACCGGATCGTTGGCAGCGGTCACGGCGTCGTTTGCATCGGCGGGTGATTCGATTGACAAGGCGTCGAAACGAACCGGCGTTTCAGCGGAGGCGTTTTCGCAAATGGTTTTTGCCGCCGAACAATCGGGAGCAGGTGCGGCACAATTGGAAAAAGCGTTTTTTGGTTTGTCGCGTTCGATGGAAGGATTGTCGAGAAATCAAGGCGCAGTTGTGGCAGCGTATAAAGCAATCGGATTGTCACAAAAAGACATGGAAGGTTTGTCGCCCGAACAGGCAATGTTGAAAACCGCCGACGCGTTAAGCAAAATCGAGGATGCCGGTTTACGCGGAGCATACGCGCAGCAAATTTTCGGTCGTTCGGGTCGTGAATTGATGCCGATGTTGTTGGAAGGTGCGGACGGGATTCAGGCGTTAATGAAAGAGGCGGACGCATTGGGTCGGACAATGTCGGGAAAAGATGCAGTCGCGGCGGCGGAATATGTCGACGCGATGAACCGTTTGAAATCGGTTGTCGTCGGCGTGAAAAATCAAATCGGGGCGGCGTTAGCACCGGCAATGACGGAGTTGGGAAACACGTTCGTTGCAATTTCAAAACCCGTCAGAGAATTCATTTCACAAAATCGCGAAATGATTTTGTTTGTTGCGTTGGGCGGCGCGGCGTTACTTTCTCTAGGTGCGGCAATCACAACCGCCGGTTTTGCGTTCATGGGTATCGGTGCGGCGTTGGGTGCGGTGGCGTCAGCAATCGCGTTCATTGTTTCGCCGGTTGGAATCGCAATTGCGGCAATTGCAGCATTGGGAACGGCGGTTTTCAAATACACGGATTACGGAGCGAAAGCGGTTCAGTTTTTTATTGATACGTTTGAACCATTGGGGACGGTCATTTCCGACACGTTCGCGACGGTTCAAAACGCGTTGGCAACCGGTGATTTGAACGCGGCGTTTGATGCAATCGCGGACGGATTGGAATTTACGTGGTTATCAATCGTCGATTCGATGAAAGATTATTGGCGTGGATTCATGGACTATTTTTTCGAAATTTCGAAAGCAGTTACAAAAGCGGTTGGTTCGTTGTTCGAAAAGTTGGGCGGCGTTATCAAAAGTTTAAGCGACGCTTACGGAAATTATTACAACAGCGTTTTCAATTCGTTGACCGAATTTTTCGGAGAAATGAACGGCGTCAGGACGATCGGCGGCGGCGGTGACGCGTGGAACGACGGCGGCGCAATAGGAATGGATTTCAGCGGAATCGGTGATTCAATTTCCGATTTCGGCGTTGCGATGCAGGATTCCGCCGACGGAATCGGTGCGAGCAGTAAAGCGGATCGAGAAGCAAGGGACGCCGAACGTCGCGCAAGAATGGACGCGTTGAAAAAAGACATTGCCGCAAGTGGTCAGCAATCAAGAAAAGAAATCGAGGATCGGCGAGGCGCAGCACCAGACCGACCGGATTTGCAAAA